TATCCTAAAGTTCCACTTCTTCATAAGTGGTCTTCAAAGGCGTATCGAATCGTTCATGAAGGTGGTATAAAAGCCGTTCGGGCGTCTAAAATGACTCCAAAGGATTTGATAGTCCTTTCATGGATTGAGGATCGCGTCTATGGACGCAATTATTCATCGCACCTTTACAAGACTGCGATGAAAGTTGGACCGATGCTGAACTTCCCAAGTGAGACATCTTTTCTTGCAGCCTGCAAACTTAGGCTAGGTCGAGATCTCTCTTCGAATGAAGAAAACTTTTTGATTTGGAAGGGACGGATTGCTTCCGTCTCTAACATTTAAATTTCTCATAAAAGACGTTTCGTAGGAGGCACTTGAATATGCGAGCTCGATCCACCTGGCAAGGCAAAACTAGCGAGACCCCGCGTCAGGCGGCGACTTCGCGTAAAGCTGACATTTACACAATGAATCAGGAACATCCTCAGCCGTCGCCTGTCGACTATGAGAATGGTGATCCCGATTCTTGGGCGGAAACTCCTGTCCCAGCGGACAAGATGTCCGTTAAGGGCGAGTATGATGGCGATCACGTCAAGCGGAATGAAGTCGGATTCGGCGAATTCCGTGAAGATACGTGGAAGCATAAGGACTCGGACCAATGGAACGGTAAGGGCAAGTATGATAATGCCAAGACTGCCGCTGAGCGTCGTGCTATGGCTTGTGAGCGTCTTGCTCGTGCGACTCTTCGCACTGCCGACGATAAGCTCATTGAAGGTGCTACCATTGATTTGATGGCTTTGCCTGATAAGTCAATTGTCGCGATGTTAAAGCGTCTTGACGCTGTCTCGCCGAATTCTCTTCCCAAACAGTCGAAGTTTAAGCGTGCTCTCGCGTGCACAAAGCTCGCGGCTCGTATGCTTGGTGCGACTGCTACTGCCAAGTCTGTTGAACAACTCGGATCGATCATGATGTCGGTTGATGATCCGACGCTCAAGTCCATTATCCGTACTATCGCGTCTTCTCGCCTTGCTCAGGAGCAGGAACAGCAGGAAGAACAGCAGGGTAAGACCTCTCAGCAGGAGCAGGAGCAGGAACAGCAGGAAGAACAGCAGGGTAAGACCTCTCAGCAGGAGCAACAGGCTCAGCAGGAGCAACAGGCTCAGCAGGAGCAACAGGCTCAGCAGGAACAGCAAGAGGAAGAGGAAGAGGAAGGTACGACCTCTCAGGAGCAGCAAGAGGCTCATGGTCTCTCTGCCGAAGAGATGGCCATGCTTGATTCCATGCTGAATAGTGAAGGTGGCGAGGCTTGTGCCCCATGTCCTCCGGCCGCTCCGGCCGCTGATGGTGACGACCTGTCGGCTCTCTTTAGTGGTGTACCCGCAGCTCCCGCTGCGATGCCCATGATGGCTTCAGACATTTCGTTTGATGACGGCGACGATTCTCCCGATCCGAAGGTCGCGTCTGACGCCCTTGATAGTCTCTTTGCTGATGATCCTGAAGTTCAGGCTCAGCGTGAGATTCAGGCTTCTGGTCGTGAAGCAGCTGCTCGTGAGAGTGGCTTCGGTCGCGTAGCTTCATCGAATGGTGGAGCTAAGAAGCTTGGTGCCGTTAAGAATACGGCGAAGGCCTCGGTGGACACAGTCCTCGAGAATCTTTGGGAGAGACCGTGATATTTGTCGAGTTTTGATACTGCAAGGGTCTTAACTCGATAACTGATACATATATAATACGTAGACAGGCACCACTCGTAGATCTTAAGGTAATACGCTCTGAAGGAAAGACGAGAAACGGACAACTTCGCGGTTAACCGAACTGAAGTTACGTTTTAAGACAGACCAGAAGATACGTAGAAACCTTAAGTCAACAGAAGGATATAGTTATCATGGGATCAATTGGCGGTCAAGCCTCGGGCGATTTTCGCTTGAGTACTTCTGCCCTGCGAATCCTGTACTCGCTGATCAAGGACTCGATTTCGAGCTTGGCGGCAGACGGATTCACGCAGAGCAATCCGAGCGTCGTAACAACGCCCTCGGCAAAAAGCACCACTATCCCTGTGAACGTCAAAAAGGGCGTTCTCGGTGGTTCAGTGGCGTTCACCCGGCCTGATATCGGGCCCAATACAATCGGCGGTGCCGCACTCGTTTCATCTGCTTTCGTTGCAAAGACCCGTCCCCTCGGGCTCTTCATCAACGATTCGGCTGGTAACGCGTTTGAGAACACACCCGGACCGGCTTCGGGCAAGGGTCCGTTCCTGCGCGGTGGCTCAGGCGGTGTGAAGCTCTACGAGACGCAGGTCCAGACCATCGTTGGTGGTGGTGTGGTTGGTACTGCGGTTGCGTACTCAGTGGGCGATCGAGTCTACGGGTCGGTAAACGGACTTCTGACCAATCGTTGGCAGGATTCGTACGAGACGCAGTGGATCAATGCCACAACTTCGGGTAGCGGTGCCGCAGGCGTCGCTATTGAGCCGGACGTGACCCGCATGGGAATCGTTCTTTCACCCCCCGACGCGTCAAGCGCGGAGATGTTCCTCGAGCTCAACTTCTGAGCTGGAACAAGAAAGGACATTCATCATGAATCCGTTTGACGTTAAAGTTGTTGACAATACTGTCAAAGAGAAGCTCATCGACCAGTACATCGGCTCTTCAGCCGGTCGCCGCAGACTCGCGGCATCGATGATCCAGCCGTTGCGCGAGCGTAGAGACTACTCGTCCGTTGGTCGTAAGACCTTCTTGGTCGAGCAGCTCCCCGATGGCGCGATTCCGATCTACGACAAGGACCCCGATGTCGTTGCATACGTCATTGGTGAAGAAGGCGAGTCAATTACCGCCGTGGCGAAGCCACGTCGCGTGATTTTCCCGCTCTTCGAGATCGCAGCTCTCCCCAAGGCACCGCTGACGCAGATCAAGGAGCGTCGTTATGACCTCCTGAAGCGTATGCAGGACCTTGGTAAGGCGCAGGTTCAGGCTGCCGAAGACGATCGCGTCTTCAGCATCATGGACGCGATCGCGGTGAATGGTTTCGATTCGCTTCCGGGCGGAACGAACCCAGACATCCCGGTGGTGGCTCCTATCTCGCCTGCCGTCCTCGCGGACGCGTTTGCCGAGATCGAAGCGCACGACCTCCGTGTTGCTCGCGTCTACATGAACGCAACGGACTACGCGGATATCCGCAAGTTCGGTCGCGACGTGTTGGATATCGAGTCGCAGGCGACGCTGTGGAAGACCGGTATGATGAGCACGGGCTGGAATGCTCAGTTCATCGTCAGCCGTCTCGTTCCGAAGGGCGTTGTCTACATCTGCTGCGAACCCGAGCACTTCGGCCGTATTCCGGTCCGTACAGAGCTCACGGTTCTCTCGGCGGATAACCCGGAAGAACGTACGATAGGGTTCTCTATGTTTGAGAATCTTGGTATCGGCGCGTACAACCCGCGTGGTCTCGTGCGTCTCATTGTGACACGCTGAATTAGCTAGAACCCTGGTTCCTTTTCGACCCTAGTCGCTCTTGCGGTGGCTGGGGTCGAAAAGTATTTGACTTTCGATGTATTTTCGGACATGAAGAAGCCATGTCCTGGATGTGGAGAGTCGGAACTCTCAAAATTCCGACTTATGAAGGGGAAGTATTATCCGCCTAAATGCATTGAATGCGAGCGGAAAGATGCTCGAGAGAGCCGGAAGAAGCGTTACCATGATCCTACGACTCAGCCGCTGATCAAGGCTCAGAATAAAGCTTATTCTTCGAAGCCTGAACGAGTCGTCATGTCAAAAAAGCGAGGTAAAGATACATACCTCGCCAACGCTGCATATTTCAAGGCTCGTTCTAAAGCTTACAAGCAAAAGCCTGAGAATAAAGCTCGTAGGAATCGATTATGGAGAGAACGCTATGCAGTAGAACGAGATGAACGCCGTGCATCCTTTAAATCTAAATATCATGCAGACCCGGAGTATAGACTTCGTGGAAATATTCGTTCGCGTGTTTGGGAAGCTCTTAAATTAAATGGCGGCTCTAAAAATTCATCCGTTTTGAAGGCTCTTGATTATTCTTTAGAAGAGCTCAAGTTCCATCTCGAATCTCACTTCATCGGAGATATGAGTTGGGACAAACCAAAGAGCTTCAGTGTTGATCATATTATTCCTCAATCGATGTTTCAGTTCAAATCGATAGATGAGGAAGAATTCAGAAACGTCTCACAGACGCTGGTATTCCCGTAAATTCTGATACTGAGAATGCATATGTTCTCGGAGCTGAGCATACTCGAAAGACCATTCGTGAATATATGACTCCCCAAATTAAGCATCTGCGAGACCTGATCGGAATTTGAGTTCGTGGATTCTCGTCAAATTTCGCGAGTTCTCGATAAGATTAGACGATTCGTCGGCCAGGATCCTGATGGCCTCGCCGTCACTAAGGCCTCCCGGAGACACGACCCATACGCTGTACTAGTGTCTACTATTTTATCCCTGAGAGCTCGCGACGAGACTACTCAGATCGTGACTCCGGCTCTTCTTGCCGAGGCCCCCACTCCGGAGGCTCTCGCCAGTTTGTCTCAAGAACGTGTAGTTCATCTCATTCGACAAACCAGTTTTCGTAACACGAAAGCCCGTCATCTTCGCGGTATAGCCGCGGAGATTGTAGAAAAACACAGTGGGGTCGTTCCGAACACCATCGAAGGATTACTCTCATTCAAAGGTATCGGACGTAAAAGCGCGAACCTCATCCTGACACTCGGGTTTGGAAAACAGGCCATATGCGTAGATACACATGTCCATCGTCTCTCGAACAGGCTCGGGTTTGTCAGTACCGGGAAACCGGAAGAGACTGAACGTGCCCTCATGACCGTTCTGCCGAAGAAATGGTGGATACCAATAAATGGTGTCTTGATTGCTTTCGGTAGGAAAATATGCACTCCCGTATCGCCGAAATGTTCGGAATGTCCCGTCGAAAAATCATGTCCCCGAATCGGAGTGGATAAATATAGATGAATACTGCCAGATTATATTTAATTACTTATTGACGGTGAAGTTATGATCAATTTTATTCGTATTGAAACCAATTAACATCGCTTACTTCTTCAGTTTGTAAAAACCTGTCTTGTCTTTCACTTTGACGATAGTAGTGCTGTCGTTTAGAGTTGTCCAAACAGAAGATAGAGGCTTTTTCAAATCCTTTACTAACGGAAATACGTTCGAGTGGTTCATTATATCGACCAAACGCATCGACTCAGTTTTGGCCAAAATCTTTTCCACAGCGGCAATTACTAAGCCCGCACGTTCTGTTGCGCCAGTCTTTCCAGTCTCTGGTTTTGACTTGGATTTCGGTACCTTTCCTTTCGCGACTTTTTCAGTCTTTTGATCAGGAGAGCGCTCCATTCCAAAACTAGCCGCTTCAAAAATTAGTTGAAGTTGTGGTAGGAAGATATCTCGGTTCACTCGAAGAATCTGGCATCCGTGATCGATATCTTGGTTTAGTTTTAGCAAAAATTTGAAATCATTCTTATTCATGTTTCCTCACAATCCATAGATTTGATATGTCAATTATTCGTTATCTAATTTACTTTTTTTGAGCCACCACGTCGCATTACCGGGACCCTTCCACCAAGCTCCCTGATTTCTTGCTTTAGGTTATCGATATAGTCCAGAAGCTCTTTTCTGGTTGGACCTGTGTCCGGTTTTCGCAAAAATCGCGAAAAATACTGATAAGTCGGCTCTACCCCGAATTTCTTACGGAATCCTAGGGCGTGAGGCAAGAGCCTTTCTCGAGTCTTGGCATTTTGGTTTGCTAGCAAACAAACGCATGCTACCCCGAGGTTCTCGATAGTTTGACGTTCGAAATATTCGGTCGCCTTCCTGAAGGAATTTAGTCTCGAAGGGGTGCAAACCCCTGATTCATCCCTCAAAACATCCTCAAATCTCTTGATATCACCCTTCTTCCAAAGGATCGAAGTCTTTTCAAGATTCAGGACTTCATACATGGCCTGAACTTCAAATCCAGAACCTTTTGATTTCAACTCTCGAATATGATTTAGTTTTTCTGATAAACCCATATCCAATTTTACAATAAAACTCAGTAAATTTACGGATGTATACTGAAGTTAACAACTCTATGTAGTTTTTATTTAAAACCATGGAACGTCGCCAAATTTCACGAGTTCTCGAGAAGATTAGGTGCTCTGTCGGTTCCAGTCCTGACGACCTCGCTGTCATCAAGGCCTCCCGGAGGGAATGTCCTGTCGAAAAATCCTGTCCCCGAATCGGAGTGGATAAACATAGATGAATATCATCCAGATTGCATAATTATAAAGTATTATTAATGTAAAAAGAATGTGACTATAGACATTAACAATATAGCAAAAAGAATTGCTTCCGATAAGACTGTTCCGAAGTCCATGTACTTGAAGAATCCACCTTCATATATAAAGAAGTCTCTCAAAGACTACGAAGATGCTCAATGGAACGGGAAAATCTATAGGGTTGGTCCGGCAGGTTCATATTATCACGTATCTCCGGAGGGCGCGGAATTATATCGTTCCATCTACCCGGACAATGAAGTCCAGGAGTATGACTTTCCTTCGTTCTCGAAGGTCGCTCTTCTTGACCTCGACAATGAAGACCATCTGAATTTCATCTACGAAACCTCTGGTGTCGAATCCGAAATGGCGGACGATATCTCGACTCTTATCGAGGGTCTTCTTCCAATCCTCAAAAATCTCGGGTTCGACGGACTCATCATCAACGGCGAGACTGGGTCGGACGTTGAAGGCCCTCCAATCGAAATTATCCAACTTTAGACGAATGAAATCGGAGTGGATAAACATAGATGAATACTATCCAGATGTATAATTGTTAGGAAGGAGTCAAATATGTCTACTGTCATAGTTGAGATACGCGGCGCAGAGGGTGGCGACGACGCCAAATCCCTGGTTCTAGAACAATTCGCGGTTTATTGCCGGATGGGAGCTCGGAGGTTTCTTTGACCTATCTATTTTAGATGAGCGCCCCGGCATCCTTGTCTTCCGTGCAAGCGGTAAAGACGTTGCCCAGCTCTTTTCTCGAGAATCAGGTGGCCACCGTTGGCAGCGCCAGCCCCCAAATGAAAAGCGGGGTCGAATCCATACGTCCACGGTGACTGTTGCCGTACTTCCGGAAGTCACGGAACAACAGATGCGGCTCGATATGCGAGACGTGGAAATTAAGACTTGTAGAGGCTCCGGGGCGGGCGGACAACACCGGAATAAAACTGAGTCGGCTGTTCAGGCGACATATTTACCTACTGGTCTTATGGTTCGTTGTGAATCAGAACGTTCGCAACATCAAAATAAAGAAGAAGCTTTACAAATTCTTCGGTCCAGACTTCAGGAGCGAATCAAGTCGGCGGCTTTTGACGGTCGAGCTCAAGATCGAAAAGATCAGGTAGGTTCAGGTATGCGAGGCGATAAAATTCGCACTATAGCCGTACAACGAGATCAGGTTACCGACCATCGGACTGGACGTCAAATAACCGTAAAGGCGTTTTTGCGTGGTGATCTAGATGGGCTCAGATGATTCAATTCGTCTGAGTAATTCTATATGATCTAGTCCTATTTCCATATCAGCATATATGGATTCTTCAATAGCTTTTCGTATTTCGCGAGCTGCAAGTGGTGCGACACTACGGTCCTGGTCATCTGCATACTGTTGGGCGTACGTACAATCTGACCAAACGGTACACAGTGTATGGAATAACTCGTAGTCTTCTTCGCTGGCCTGTTCTGTCGGTTTTTCCGATGGAGCTTTCTTTTGGAATTTCGGGAACATTCATAAATACAATTTATCAACCAACTACGATTTCGTAAATCACTGCAGGAGTCTTGTACTGCATGTATGCGAAATATTTATTCTGCCCTCGAAGCCTATCAAATTGAAGAGAGGGAAAAACTTTCAAAGGTAAAGATTGACCGTGTTGATTTTCGAAAAATCACTCGTCGATCGAAAACTTGTGTGACAACAGTTACAATTCATTTAGACTGGAATACTAGAGTTGAGTGGCTCACCTTCGGTGAAGCCAACATTCAGAAATTTGAAAATCAGAGTCGATATCTTTTGAAGTCTTACCTTCTCGAGGGGACCACGGATTTCGAACATGATTCGGCTTACGTGCTTCGTTTACCACTCATCGGTCTTGAGTTCGGTGATCTATATTATCACCGAACTTCTTTCAGTGCCATCATAGACCCGAATAACCCCGAGGACTTTCGAGTTCCGGGGTCTGGATACGACCCTTTTAAGATGAAAGAAATCGTCCGTTGCAAGGACGGTTCTTGTGCCAAGCATCCACATTGGATCGTCCCGGAGGGATATTACGCTGGTGCGCCTTTTGATCGAGAGCTCTTTGAAGTGGTTCGCGGTAAGAAGGTTGAAATCACTGTCAGTCCAGTCGTGAAGCCTCGTGAGAGATGACTCGTAAATTATCAAAAACCTGAAGTATAACCTATATGGAAAAAATTCCGTACATTTTGTTTGCCATTTTAACCATGGTTGCTTCTTCAGTCCACGCAGACGGGACTCGAGACGCAGAGGCGAAGGCTCTGTTTCAGGCTGGACGTGAAGCGTTCGATGGCGGCAGGTATGACGCTGCACTCTCACGCTGGCAAGAAGC